CCCGCACAGCTATCACGAACTCTGCAACGGCAAAGAACGCCCTTGCCTCCAGCCCTTTGAAAACAACCGTGACAAAGGGCAACGGAAACGGTTGGGAGAACCGTACCATCCGCAATGGCATGGGATATCTAATCAGTTGCTACAACGCAAACAGCGGTGGAGAGGCTGGATCTACTTGGTACAAGTTGGATGGGGCGCAAACCAGCCAGCCCGCAGGCACTACAAATGTGGGGAAATTTTTCACATCTTCCTTGGCAATTTACTGGTGGTCTTCTACCTCCAGCGTGACCTATATCCCCTGTTAAAATCGCCGCTCTCAGCTACGCATTAACATTCTAAGACGTACCACGCAACTTTATATAGGCGCTTATGAGGCAGTTTAAGCTGAATGTTACGTCTGAATACTGCAAAACAACCGAGAAAGCCGGTGAATACGGCGTTATCGCCGCGGTTGCGTGCGCATTAGAATGTTAATGCGTCCTTGCTCAGCACTGAAAATAGTCGATCCAATCATCTCTATCAGTATCATTCTTCATGTAGGTAGCAATCTTTTTGTACTGCTTAAAGTAAGCATATTTACCCTTATAGCTATCCCACTTCGGCTTGCTGCCATCGGACAGGGTGGCATATCCGTATTGAGACGTATCGAAAGCATTATCGTTGCTAATCTGAAGAATAATAAACTTGCCGGACAGGCTTGCGCTGGCACCACTCATGCGCTTTTTCTTCGCATAAAGTGCATCTAAAGCCGTTGTGCTGGCAGCAATAGCGCTCAAAGCTGTACTCGACGACGCAATCGCCGCCATAGCGGTCGAGGACGACACTACCGCATTGAGTGCGGCGCTGTTGCCGATCACAGCCGCCATAGCGGTCTGGGACGATGCAATCGCCGCCATAGCGGTCGAGGACGACGCAATCGCCGCCATAGCGGTCGAGGACGACGCTACGGCCGTCATGTCGGCATAGCTGTCCGGGTTGAGGCCAGAAAGGACTGCCACGGCCTTGCCCATGACTGCGCTGGTCGCTCCCGTAAGGGTCGCCCAGGCTGTTTCATTTGCCTTGACAGCTTCAACCGCAACGGCGCTCCCGTAGACTGCGGCCACGGCAACATAGGATTCCGTTACCGCCGCCATAGCGGTCGAGGACGACACTACCGCATTGAGTGCGGCGCTGTTGCCGATCACAGCCGCCATAGCGGTCGAGGACGACACTACCGCATTGAGTGCGGCGCTGTTGCCGATCACAGCCGCCATAGCAACCGAAGAGGTCACCACGGCATTAAGGGCAGTCGAGTTGCCAATTATAGCAGACATAGCAACCCGAGAGGCCGTTACAGCTACCATAGCAGTTTCGTTTGCGGCTACGGCGGTCATTGCAGTTTTGCTCGCCGCTACCGCGTTGAGCGCGATAGTACTGGAGATTACCGCCTCCATTGCGGTTTCGCTTGCCGCCACTGCCGTCATAGCGATATCGCTGGCGGCAACCGCGTTCATATCCCTGTACAAATTGCAGCTCTGTCCTGCCAGAGTTGCGATCCATTTCCCGGCGCTTACCGTGCCGGCACCAGCGGCACGAGACAAAACCGGATCGTGCAGGATTTCCAGACAGCGAGCGCTGTCCGAGTACATCGCGTCCTGACTTTCTGCGCCTGCCTCGTAAATGCTTCCGAGAAACGTCTGCACCGCATCGTCGATATACGGCGAAGCCGCAAGCAGCGCATACAGCTCCTGTGCGTTCTTGTCCGGCGTTTCCGGCTCGTAGCCGAGCACGACCGCAACGCCGCCTGCGTTGCTCACGAACGCCTGCGCCTGTGCCCTGCTGGCAAGGATGGTGCGCAGGCGGTGTACGCCTTTTCGGTAGTTATCCTTAAACTCATGCGAGTAATAGCTGAAATCCTGCTGAATCTTCTTGATCATTACTCGTCACCTCCAAACTCAATAGCGATATAATCCATTTCGATCTTCTCTGCCGTTGTAATCGTGCCAAGCGTCGGCAGAACGACCTGCGGCAGCGTCACACCGGAAACATAGGTGATCTGACTGTGACTGGGTGACGAGCCGGTGCCCGAGCCGATATAGCCGGTCGCGGTCGTAACCGTGCCCTTCGTCGCACTGCCGCCCTGCAAACTCGGCTGACGCAGGCAATAGAGGAATCCTTCCGCAGTCACGCTCTTAATTTCGCAAAAGCCGCTGAATTCCTTCGGCGTCACCGTCAGGATCGGCACGCCCTCAAACGGATGGCGGAACTTGAACGTGTTCCAGCCCGCACCGGCATTGATAAAGCGGCCGGTCTCCATTGTGTAATCGTCCAGCTCATTGGTGCTGCGTGCCGGCTCTGCGGCCTCGATCATATCAAGCACATCCTGCGCCAGTCGATCCGCCGTCACGGCCTGCAGTGCCAACTTGATGGTAGTCACACCGTAATCCGGAATAATACCCGCCGTCACATCGTCGATCTGTCTGCGGATTTCCTCGAGCGCGGTCTGTACCGTCCCGCTCGTCACGCCCTTGAACGGCGTAATGCCGACCCTGCCCGCGCCCTCGGCGGATTTAACAGTATTGATATACTGCACAAGGTTTGCCTGCAGCTGCTCGAGCGCGGCCTGCACGGTGTTTGCGTTCACGCCGTCAAACGGTGTCATACCGACGTCTCCCGCGCCGTTCGCCTTTACCGCGTCCCGGTAGTCCTCAAGGTTCTTCTGGATGCTCTGCAGCTGCTCCTGCACCGTGCCGCCGGTCACATTGGTAAACTCGGTCGCGCCGATCTGTCCGGCGCTGTTTGCGGCCTGCAATGCCTCGATCAGCTTGTTAAGCATCTCGATAATAAGCAGCGGCAGCAGATCGAAAACCTTCTTGTTTTCCTCAGCCGAGCCGGTCAGCGCATCCGGCTGGCTCTGCACGCCGGTCTCTGCCGCCTTTTCGGCTGAAATTTTGCTTTCATCGAATGTCATGTAATCACCTACTGTCTCTTTGCGTACTTTGCGATAAAGTACCGGATGACCACTTCGTGTACGCCGAAGCCCTCGTCCACCGTGTCGGACTGCAAAATAACCTGAATCGCCTTCCAACCCTTTCGTTTGAAAAGAAACGGGATAATGGAGTTGACCACCGTTCCGAACGGAAACCGTTCAAAGCCGATATAGTGAAAATTCAGCCGATCCGCTGTCACGCGCTTCATGAGCGTTCCGTGGTCGGTTTCGAGTCTTACCCAAATCTCAACCGCACTGCGCGTGTACGCCTTGAGGTGTACGCCGCTGCCGCGCTTGGGCATGGTTTTCAGTATCATCGGCGTGTTCATAGTGTCGAGCTTGGTAGCCCACTCGGTGTGAATGGCCGCGCCGTCATCCGAGAACGCATTCATCATAATGTCATTGTTCTCGTCTACCAGATCATCATTAAACCGGCAAACTCTGCCGTCCTCGGTGCCGAAATACAGCGCCTGCTCGTGCGAACAGAGAACCTTTGCGGGCACGTTGGTCCAGAAATACCACTCGTAGCCCTGATCCTGCTTGTCCTGATTGCCGTCCGCCACATACGCGCAGCCGTCGATCACAAGAACATACCACCCGCGCCAGCAGGCGGCTACAGCGTCCGCAAGTCTGCGCTCCTTGCACAGCTTGGGGTTGACACGCCTCGACCGGCAGAATAACTGCCGCACCTGCATGTTGTTGTAGTAGGTGGTTGTCGGTGCATATACGCCGCGCGGACTGAGATACAGCGGATCGTCGTTGAGGTTTGCCGAGGAATACTTGGCAATCGCGCCGTATCCGGGCACGCCCTCTTTCAGCGGAAAGGTTGCCACATCGTTCAGCATTGCGCCCGAATGGTGCCAGATCGTGCCCTCCTGCCGGTTATCCTTCTTGATGAGCAGCAGCTCGCCCTGCGCCTTGAGATAGCACATGATGGGGAAATCGCTCGAACCCACGACAGAATAGTTAATGTCGGGGAAATAGGTCGGGTCGGACAGGCCGGAAAACCATTCCATAGCCGCGTGCTCCTTGTTGCCGGAAATAAAAACGCGGTTGCTGCTGCCGTCCATGCCGTAAATCGCAAAGATGGTGCAGCCGAGCACCTTCTTCCGGTCCTCGGTGGTCTTGGCAAACTTCACCTCAAAATTAGAGATACCGGCGTTCTCCGGCGCGCTCGGTGCGGTTTCAAACGTCACCGTGCCTTTTTCCGCGTCATAGCTTTTCACCGGAATCGCACTGCCGTTCAGGTAGGCCGCTGTCGGCGTGCAGTCCTTGTCAATGCCGGTCACGTCCAGCTGATAGGTCGTGCTTGTGCCGTCTCCGATAAAGCGGTTCTTGCGCCACTTGCACAGCATATTAACGTTCTCGTAGGTCTCGCCGCCGCCTGTCGCCTTGCGCTGATAGCTGGTCAGCGGGCAGTAGGCGTTATCGTCTACCGCGTGTACGGCAGTTTTGCCGTCGTAAACGACGTAGTGCTCGCCGGTCAGAATGAACAGCTTGCCGTGCATATAAAAGCCCTGGCTGCGGCCGCAGCTGTTCAGCTTGTCCAGCAGCTCCTTGCGGCTGTCCTTTACTTCCTTATAGTCCGCGTCCAGCTTTACGGCATACAGCTTGCTGCCCGCATGGACGATGAGCGTCAGGTTTTCTTCGTCATTATCATTCTCGTACGGGAAGATTCCGGCGACAGGAACAGCCTTGCCGTCCGCATCGGTAAACCGCAGCAGCGTGCGCCATCCATAGCGCCGCTCAGGAAAACCGCCCTCGTCTGCGATAACGTTCACAGCACGCGGCGAGCGTCCATCGTCGATCTGGGTCTCATCCGTGGAGTAGTCCAGGCCCTTGAAGCGCTTATAGTGCTTGGTGCCTTCCTCGGATTCCGTAAAATCCGGCACCGTAACCTTACGCGGCATGTCTTACTCCTCCCCGTAATCCGGCACAGCGGGCGCAGCGTCCTCGAGTGCCGAAACAAACTCGTTTCGGAACATCACACTTTCCGCCTTGCGGTTCTCGTCATCAAACAGGAGAGCAGCCGCCAGGCCCCACGGCAGCGCAACGCGCGTGATCCGATCGTCCCAGTCGAGCGCCGTGCTGTCTATCGCCGTGACTTCCGGCGTGCTTGTCAGTTCCGCGTCACCGCGCTGTGCGCGGATGGCGTTCTCGTACGGCATCGCCTCCACAAGCAGGCTGTCAAGCAGTGTCGGCGAGTAGCTGTCAAAGTCAACGTCCGTTCCGGGCGCTTCAATAATTTTCGCCAGTGCCAGCGTGTAAATGCGTTTAATAGTCGTCGCCACGCTCTCACCTCCTAACAAACAGAGGGCGGGCAGCCGCCCGCCCTCCTGGGTCTTTACTTATCCGTAGCCTCCGCTACATCCGATGTATAAGTACCGTCCGGGCCAGACGCAACAACACGGATGGTCTGGCCTGCCACAGTGGTAACAGTGCTGTTTACGACGCTCTTTGCCCTGCTGGAAAAGCGCGGGTCCGAGCCGTCGAGCGTATACTTAATATCGCTTGCGCCCTCCGCAGTCACCGTTGCGGTGTGGGATGCGATCTTGACCGAGCACGCCTGCTTCTTGCCGCTGTCTACGAGTGCGTATACACCCTTGGCAAGAGAGCCGATAACAAATGCGTCGAACAGGTTGCGCGCCTCGATCAGCGGACCGGAATAGCCCTGCGGATTGGTGTGGATTTTCAGCTCGTTCAGCTTGTCCGCCTGTACAAGCGCGGACTTGTGCGCCGCGATGAAGTGGCAGTTTGCGGGCATGATATCCTCCGGCACCTCGATAATACGGAAGGTCTTGCACTGGCCGAGCTCTCCCTTGCGGACGGCATCCACCGTCAGCTTCTCAATTTCGGTGAACTGCTTGCTCTGAGCGATCAGGCCTACAAACTCAGGCGACGCCCAGATAACGCGGTTCTCGGTCGGAACGCGCTTATTGACGAACTCACGGCGCACATTCTCCAGTGCCTGCAGTGCGGTATCGCCGGTCAAAGCAGCCGCCTGCTCCTTGATCGTGCCGTTCAGCGCGAACTTCTTCAGCGCGTATTTGTCCTCGTACGGGATAACAACGGACTCATTCTGGAACTTGACCCACTCGCCGGTAGCAGTGCCCAGCGGGCGGCTCTTTGCCGAGCCAAGCTCGATAATGCCGGTGTACGCCATATCCTGCAGCATGCGGTAGCGGTGCAGGTTCGGGGTGATGTTCTTCGGGTCGCCGTAGCGGTTTGCTGCAGCCTCGCGGTTAAACTCGTTGTAAGGTACAGCAGTAGGTACATATACCTCCACCATGTCTACTCCGTCAAAATTCAGGCTGCCGTTAGTGTGCGGTTTTACAAAGGACTTTGCAAGCCACTGCTTTTCAAAGTTGCCGTTAAATTTACCGGCAAGGTTGTGTCCATCATGGAAATCGGTAGGCATAATTCATGCTCCTTTACTCAAAATTTGAATGCTCTGAGGAAATCAGCCTCAAAGCCGCTTTCCTCGCCCGAGCCCGTCATAGAGCCGGGGCTTGTCTGTCTGTTTGTCTGATTCTTCTCTGCGATCCTGACCGCCTGCTGATTCAGTTCAGCCTGATAGCGCCAGTGCGCGGCAACGGGCGTCATAGCTTCCTGCTGCACCAATTCAAGCACGCGTTTTGGCACTTCCTCGAAACTTTTCACGCCAGAGAGTGAAACATATTCTTCCCACGCGCGTGCATCGGCTTCTTCTCGTGCCTGTTCAACAGTCTGATCAATGCGCTGCTGCATGGCGGTAAGCTCCGCCCGCTGCTGTTCGGCAGCCTGTGCTTCGGCTGCTCGCCGGGAGGCCATGCGGCCCTCAGCGATCGCCTTGAGCGCCACGTCCGGCGTTTCCGGAAACTCCGCGCGGCACTTCTCAATTTCAGCCGAAAGCAGCTGCTCATTGCGTGCGCTTTCCAGCTGTTCCAGATACTGCTGGCGGCTCATGCCGCTTGCCTCGGCGTACTGATCCAGTACGCGCATTTCGCGTTCGGCCTTGTGGTCATAATTCATGCCCTTCTGGAGCAGTTCGACCGGGTTCGCGCCGAGCGCACCGGTAAGCGCCTGTACTGCATCCGCAGGCAGCATGATCTGCTGTCCGTTGAAGACGAGCGGCACGGTCTGTACCGGCTGTTCTGCCGTTTCCGGCGGTTCTTCGCCGCCCTCTGGCGGCTGTTCCTCCGGTTCCTCGGAGTGCTCTTCGGCACGCTGGTCTTCCGCGCCGTCCTGCACGATTTCCTCGTTTCCCTCGTTCGTGCCGCGCTGGTCTTCCGCGTCACTGCCTTCGAGGGCGGCGAGAAATTCGCTCTCGTCAAAGCCGTCCATGTCCGCGCCGGTATCGTCCTCAGCAAAATACTGCAGGCCGATGAGATCGCGAACGGTTTTTCCGTCCGTAGAATTGCTGGTTTTCCAATCCATAAGACAAATCCTTTCTGTGAGTGTGTTTCCTGCACTCCGGCGGACGCACCGCGTTCCGTAAGCGGTACGCCCGGTATCCTTGCACACAGGGGAATGTGTGAACCGGGCGCGCGGCCGATATGGCGAGAGCCGCCGCCCGCCGCAGTGCAGGAGATCGTAATGTACTTCCGGCGCTCGGACGGACGCCCTCGACCCGAACGAGGGTGCCCGCCATCAGAAAGAAATAAGGGGAATCAATGGGACGGGTGAGGTCAGCTCCCGCCCGTCCGAGCGCCGGAACAGAAAAATCAATAATCAGGTTCGAGAATCGGAACGCCGTACTGCACAGCACATTCGCGCTCAATCATGCAGCCGCGTGCGTCCTTCCAACCCTTGGCGAAATAAACGAGATCCGCATCTGCCATAAGCCGGATAGACTCAGCCAGGAACCAAAGTGGCTTTGCGTCGTGAGGTGCATCCTTAAAAAAGGAGTCGATGATTTCGACAGGCTCACCGATATATTCAGTCGCTTCGCGGATAGCACGCTCACGCGCGCGTTCAATCTCATCGTTGGTCTTGTCCTTCATCGGCTGAGAAATAAATAACTTTTTCATGCCGTACCTCCCTCAAAACCGAAACTTCCGGTCCGTAACCTTGGTGAACTTCGCCTTCTGCGTGTTAAGCTCCTCCTGCATCGCACCGAACATGGCCTCAACCTGCTTCTCGGTGTACTCATACGAGCTGGCCGCCAGATGGCCGATCATGCTGATTGCCTTGCAAGCACGGTTCACGCGCGGCTCTGCCAGTCGCACAAATCGTTCCGACTTGCTCTCATTGTTATCCATTCATTAAACCTCCCTGCTGTAATGCCTGCTGCATGCTGGCCTGCTGCTGCACTCTCTTTGCAGCCTCGACCAAACCTTCCTGATCCTTTACGCTGCCTTCCGGCATACGAGAAAGGAACTCAACCATATTGGGCATAACACCCGCCGTCTGCAGATTGTTAAGCGTGGATACCTGCAGAATGCGGCTCCAGTAGCTTGCCTCGCCGATATGAATATTGAGGTCCAGCGCCTCCACCGGCAGACTTGAGAAGTCATACATCTCCACAAGCGTCTGCTCCTGCGTCTCGCCGGTCTCGTCTGTCATCTCGTCAGTGATCTTGACCTGACGCATACCGTAATAGGCATGCATCATGTCGATCAGCACCCGCTCGTAGTCCTCGACGAATTGATAATAGGCGATCTTGGTCAGCGCAAGCGGCGCGGCGTTCGCAGTCTGTACCGCTACGATCGCACTGCTGTTCTCGGGGTTCTTCACGTTGCCGAGTGCGGCATCATTCGCGCCGGCCACACTCTTGAGCGCATCCGTCATGGTTGACGTAATGCCCGTGGCCTCGGTCGGAATCGGCATCGAGCCTGCTACGCCGGTCAGCGCGTCCTTCACATCTCCGGTGACGCCGATAGACGTCGCGTCCGGGTCCCATCCCTTGGGGAACTTGTTCCGGTTGTACACCAGCTTGGGCATCGCGTTGTTGCGCAGCATGAGCGCAAGCGCGGTCCATTGTTTATTGATCTCAATCTGCGTGTTGATGAGCGGTTTGATCTCCATCACGCCGTGATAGCAGTTCTTTCTCGGCTTCCAACTGAGATACGCCACCGGATACAGCGTCATTTCGGTTGCCACATCCTGCTCGATCATAACACGACCGCAGGAGCGGCAGTAGTGTACCCTGCCGTTCTCAGCCTTCCAGAACCGCACAAGCTCGTTGCCGAGACTGTCGCTGTTATTCTGCTCGTCATCGCCCTTGTACAGTCCGTCGGACTCGCCCTCTATACTCTCCCACTCGGCACAGCCGAGCCGCTTCGCGTCCTTGCGGATTTCAGAGACCGGTCTGCGGCGCACAATAATAAGGTACGGCTGCTCCTGCACGTTCGCATTAGATGGATTTCCGAACAGAATATTCGTGTTCATCACCTGTTCGGCGCAGATTTCTCCCTGCACACCGCCCAAACCGGACTGCTTGCTTGCGTCAAAGTAAAAATACAGCGCAGCGTCACCGTCCACGCAGGCGTCACGCAGGACCATGTGGTGCTTACTTTTCAGTTTTGTTCGCTCAACCACACGATCAATGCTCTGCTCAAGGATTTTCGCCGCGTACTCGGCCTGCTCGTCTGGCAGGAACGGCTCAACCTCCTGATCCACATCGTTGGAAACGATCTGCGCGACCTTGTAATGTACGATAGGGTCAAGTACATTCATCGTGATCGGCCGCAGATTCTTGGATTTCAGTCCTTCCCACTGCTTGCCCTCCACAAAATTCTCGCACTGCTTGACGTTCTCGTACAACCCAATGCCGGTGTTGTACTGCACACCTTTTTCGTACTCGGCCTGTATCCTGTCAGCCGTGAGCGTGATTTTCTGCTCATTCATCGCTCAAATCCTCCTGCCCGTGGGCGGTTCCGTCATAGCAGAGCAGATTATTCACCTCACGCATAATGCGGCCCTCGGTACTCAGCCGGTACGCCTGCTCCTTGAGTAATTCCTCTCTCAAGTGCTCTGCAGCCTCCCGCTCGGTGTTCAGCGCCTCGGTCAGCTTGCCGTTCTCCTGCTTGAGATTATCAACCTCGTTGCGGGCGCTCCACATCGCGCTGATTGCCGCGTCGTGTGCATCCTTGGTGGTGTCGAGTTCTTCCTGCAGTTCACGGCACTTCCTGCGCTCGGTCTGCAGTTCCTGCCGCAGACGGCAGGCCGTGTCCTCGCTCTCGCGCAGGGCGGTTTCCAGCTTGGTAATGTGGTCCGCAAGCTGTGCGCGTACCGCCTCCTCGGCGTGCAGGCGGTTCTCCATAGTCCGCGCGGTCAGCTGAAAGGATTCCACTTCTACGGTCTTTTGCCGCAAATTCTCGCCCAAGCGCTTGGCGTTTCGGGTCTGCGCAGCCGCCAGAAAAGCGCACATCGCCGCAACGGCACTAATAGCTAAATACATTTCCCATTTCCTCCTCGGTAGTCAGTTCGTTGTACTCTCTGGGTTCGCTTGCCGCGATCGGACGGCCGGCCACAAAGTACCGCAGCATGTCCGCCGGGTGGGTGTACTCGTGCGGATCGTTTGCCACATCGTCCGGGTGCTTCTCATCGTGCAGCAGCATCGGCAAACTCTTGATGGTCTGCGTGCAGTTGGAGAAAAGGATCAGACTCGGCTTGCCGGTGTCCTTCCGGACCTTCAGATACTCCTTGAGGTCGAGCCATCCGAGTACGCGGTCGTTTTTCGCCTTTTCCAGATACACACCGCATTCTGCAAAGCGGTCTGCCGCGCTGCGTCCGGTGTCCTGCCGCCGGTTCCAGAGGTCAGGCGGCGCAAAGGTGATCGCATCGCGTTCCAACTCGTCCGAGCGCTCCAATATGGCGTTAGCCGCATCCGATAAGATCAGCCCGTCGTGCCCCTCTCCGAGATCCTTGCCCTCGCAGTATTCCTTGTACATGTAAGCCGTCCCGTCCTCGCTGACCGCGATCCATCCGACCGCAAGCATATCAAAGCCGTAGTCGAGCGCCTTGTACCGCGTCCAGTGGTCGGGTATCGGGAACGCCTCGCACACATGCGTCTCGCGCCGGAACTCGGGGAAATACTGTCCCTCGAATACGTCCCAGTCGCCGTACAGCATCGCCCGCTTGCGGTCCTCGGGCAGATTTTCGAGGGCGTTCACATAATCCGGGCTGTTGTGCATCAGCGCTTTGTTGTCGTATACATTCGCCTGAATAAAGACGTAGTGCTCCGGCTTTTCGGTCTTTTTGTACTCGCGGTCAATAAACAGCCTCTTGAACCAGGCGTGACCAACGCCGCCGGGATTGCAGGTGAAATACATTCTCGGCGGGAAGTGCTCGGTCATCAGACCGGAAGAACGGTTGGATTCCGTCATGGTGGTAAACACGTTCTCCGGAAACTGCGTGCACTCCTCCAGAAAGATAACGTCATACGCCTGACCCTGATATTGGAGTAAATCGCTGTCATGCCGGCAGTAGCCAAACTTGAGCCGCGCGCCGTTGGGAAAGATAAACGCCTTATCCGTGCCGTTGTACTTGGCAACGCCGTTTAATTCCCGCATGGCGGGCAGCAGATGGTTTTCTTTCAGTTCCGGGTACGTTCTTCGCATAAAAAGCACCTGAATGCCGTCATACCGCAGGCAAAGCAGTTCCGCCTTCATTCGTGCGACATAGCTTTTCCCGCCGCCTCGCGCACCGCCGTAAGCAATGTACCGCGCCCGGCTGAGCAGAAAATCCTTCTGTTTGGGATACGGACTGGAAAACGTAAGCCGATTCATTCCGCAAACGCCTCCTCATCCGGAGAAGCGAACGTGATCTGTGCGCTCTCGCCGCCGCCATCGCTGAGGTGCTGCTCAAGCGTTTCCTGCCGTGCGGCAACCTCCTTGATCGTGCCGGACAGCTCGCGCAGTCCCACACCGGTATAGTCGCTGACGGCCTCGCGGAGTGTTGCAAGCTCGGCATCGGTCAGTGATACAACGCCGTCCTCCGCCGCCTTAACGAGTACGTCCAGACCCTCGGTCATCTTCCTGGCGTTCTTGGCCACGCCGTCAATTTTGAGGTCGAGCGCCCGCAGGCTCTTGTCTACAATGCGGTTGCACCGCTTGATCTGCGCGCGGCGTATCTCGCGGCGGGCAGCCACGCCGTCCTCGTCCCCCTCGTTCTGGGTGTGCACCCAGTCCGCAAGGGTGGATTTCGGAATCCGCAGCCGGCAGGCGGCATTTGTGATCGAGACGCCGCTCGCCACGAGCGCAAGCGCCTCCTCTTTGAACTTCTGGTCATACTTACTCCCGCGCTGCTGCATCCAATCACCTCCCGCGCGCGTCTGTTTCTTGTTTGTCTTTGCTGAATACAAGTATAATCGGAAAAAACGGAAAAAACGGAAAACTTGTCCGAGGCAGAAAAAAGCGCCCGAGCCGTCCGTCAGAACGCGCAGGAGCGCATAAAAAAGGGCAACCCTCTCGAATTGCCCTTTGTCGATTTGTGTGTTATACTGTTGTTGCGGACGCAGCCATGTTAACGCTATGTGCGGTTATTCCCACCTTACCCAACACGAGGGGAGGTGATGCTATGATGGTTACATTTTCTGATTTATTTCAGTTTTGTCTCCTTCTCATAGCTTTTGCTGAACTGATTCTCAAAATCAGCAAAAGAAAATGACCGCCCTCCTCCAAGATTGCGGTCATTTTCAATGACATAACCAATCGGGAGTAACCGTTCATGGCTGCGTCCCTTTTGTACCCTTATTTTACACCCAAACCACCGTGTTTGTCAACGCCGCCGCAGAGCGGTGACTTCCTCCCAATCCTCCGGCAACTCGTTTTTTCGTCTGCCAAGCTGCCGCCCCTGCTTTTTCGTCTCAGCGATCCCCTCAGCCTGCCGCTGGCGGATGGTAAGCCGTTCATGGATGCGTCCCTTTTGTACCCTTATTTTACGCCCCAATCACCATGTTTGTCAACGCCGCCGCAAAGCGGTGTTTTTTTATTCCCGCTCGCGTACCATGCGGTAAAATGTACTTTTCTTGAGTCCGAGCCGGTCCATCGCCTGCACCGCGGTTATGCTCCCGCTTTTCCACAAGGCTGTGACTTCCTCCCATTCCTCCGGCAACTCGGTTTTTCGTCTGCCGAGCTGCCGTCCCTGCTTTTTCGCCTCAGCGATCCCCTCAGCCTGCCGCTGGCGGATGGTAAGCCGCTCCTGCTCGGCGATGCTGGCCAGCACCTCGATGAGGATGTTGTTGGCCATCTCCACGATCCAGTCCTGCTCGTCCGGCAGATCGATCATGGTCGTCGGCATGTCGATGATCTTCACGCGCACACCCATTGCCTTGTAATATTCCAGCTCCTGCTTGACCTGCTGCTTGTTGCGTCCGAGCCGGTCAAGGCTCTTAATGATGAGCGTGTCGCCCGGCCGCAGCAGTACCTCGCGCAGATACCGGTAGCCCGGACGGTTGAAGTCCTTGCCGCTCTCCTTGTCGGTGATGATGTCGCGCTCATCGGCAATGTACTGCCGCAGCGCCGCAATCTGCCGGTCGAGATTCTGTTCGCGCGTGCTCACCCGTGCATATCCATATATTTTTTCCATATTGTACCTCCTGCCTGTAAAATGCGTTCCAAAATGCCCTGTTGCTTTGTGAATCGTCTGTTAATCAAAAAGCATACCTTTTGGCACGCTGTACCGATAAAAATACCGCCGGAAATCCACCGTGCGAAAAGGAACACCTTTTGATACGCTTATTTAGACCATAATTTCCCTACCAGCTTCCTCGGACCGCTCTCGTCCGCATACCCCATCCGTCTGGCGCACTCGCTCCAGCTCTTGCCGTCCAGATACCGCAGCCGCAGCGCGCGCCGGGTCATGGAGTCGGAAACGCTGTCGATCCACTGCCGCACGGTGTCTCTCTCGTCCTGGCACTGTGCCTCGATCCGGTCAAGCCGTTCCCGCGCATTATCGAACGCCTGTTCACCGAACAGACAGCCGACACCATAGGTTTCCTCTATCCGCTTGCGGTGCCGCGCCTCTCGTGCAAACCGTTCCCGTTCCTCCTCCAATTCGCAGACCAGGCTTTCCGCCTGTTTTAACCTGTCCCTCGTCATGCCGCACCTCCCGTGCGTAGATTTTTCGCCTTGAACCCGTCACCGTTACGCGCTTCCGCGCGCTCCATCCTTTGAGAGTATACAGAAAGTAGGCCGATTACAATTAGTTATCATTCGTCCGAACCTAACCAACGCCGGGTGTGGGAATTGTTAGACCCCCTACAAGGCCGTCAGGCGGACACAGCCGCCGCTATCTGTAACTTTTTCTTTTCCTGCGCCGCAGTCGTTCCCACGGATCGGGAGCAGCCTTGCGCCGCTGTCCTGCATACCACGCATCAAACGCCTTGTGATCGTAAATCCGCCCGACCATGATTTCGTAGCGCCCGAACTCGTTTGCGTTCCGGACGTTCTCAACGATCTTGACGCCCGGCGGCGTCTCCGGCTCTGCCTCCTCGGGCAGCCGCAGCCGCACCGGCTCTGCGGGCGGGGTCAGATTACGGCTGGTGGAGTACCGCCGCGCCCCTCGCGCCTTGTGCTTGTCCTCTTTGAGCAGATACAGCGCCGTATCCTCAAAAAAGTCCGCGCCCTCGCGCAGCGTCCGCACATCTGCATGACCGTAAGGCCAGCAGGCACGCACCGTTTCTGCAAGCCGCATATCGGCCGCGCCACTGATGATTAAGTGATGGTGCAGCCGTACCGGCTCGCCGTCCATGTCGTGCTCCTCGGTCACGGCGATGTACTTGTATGTAAGCCCGAGCTTTTTATAAGCCGCCTTCATGCGGCCGTGAAATTTCTCAAGTGCCCTGGCTCTCGCAGCCTCCGGCGCGTAGGTCAGACAGATGAAAAGGTCATGGCCTGACCGGAAGTTCGCGCAGATGAGCTGCATCAGCCGCCACTTGCGCTGACGGCGGTTGATTTCCTGCTTGGCCGCGTCCGTGGTCCTGCGCCGTCCGGCTCTCTGCCTGGGCGACAAACCAGGCATCGTGCCCATAGAATATAAACACATCTGATAGAGTGGACCGTTGCACTCCTGTTTTTGATATAACATAAAAATCCTCCGTCCATTCCGACTCATGCATCTGCAAATGAACATATTTGTATTGACAATATACATACATATGATATACTGATAGTAGAAAGGAAGTGCGTCTTATGTCTGCAAAACCGTATTCGTTCCGTCTGGAACCCGAACTGAAAGAACAAGCCGATAACCTGTTCACTTCTCTTGGTATCAGCACCAATGCCGCCGTCAATATGTTCCTGCGTCAAGCAGTTTCCGAACAGGCATTCCCGTTCCGTCCCGCATTACGTCCCAATGCAGAAACCCGTGCTGCCATGCAGGATGCGATGGAAGGAAATAACCTGTCCGGCCCGTACTCTACCACTGACGAGCTTTTTGCCGCTCTGGACGCCGAGGATGCCGACGAATGAGAGAAATTCACTTTCACAGTTTGTTCAAACGCGACTACAAGCGTATTCAGAAACGACATTATCCACTCAAAGAACTAAAAGCGGTTATTGACCTGCTTCAACAGGATATTCCGCTTCCACCTCGCTATAAAGATCATGCCCTCAAAGGCAATTACGCCGGTTTCCGAGAATGCCATATCCGACCGGATTGGCTGCTGATTTACCGTCTGCACGAAAACGAGCTTATCCTCACACTTACCCGAACCGGCACCCATGCCGACTTGTTCGATCTGTAAGTCCGCAAAGCCAGCCTTCACAGGCTGGCTTTTCCTATCCTGTTTTTCATTTTCCAAACCTTCCGCGCCTCAGCAACGAAAACCTTTCGGTAATCGCGCTCATACGCGCCAAATCCGTAAGTAACCACAGCCGCCGTCATGCAGTTGAGCAGTTCATCGAGCGTCAAGCCGTTTTCCGCCGCCTTGCGGATAAACTCACGCATTTCATTATCCGGCGACCGTCCAAACGACCGTCTGTAATGCGAATCAATCAGGTGTGCCGTCTCTGTCGGGCTGCGCATTGTTCATTTCCTCCCGAATCCGCTTGAGTGTTTTCTGAATCCCCGCGTGCCGCGCCACCTTAAAATCGGTTTCCAGTCCAAAAAGCTGAATAATCTGCTCAGTGACATTGACCACATCGGCCAGTTCTCCGGCAAGGTGTTCCAGTCTCGCGGTCAAATCTCGTTTCTTGCCGCCCTGCTCGTGATAGCTGAGCAGCATCAGCACCTCACTTGCCGCGCTCGTAGCCTCGCCCAATTCTTCCATCAGCTTGCAAACCTGCTTTTCCTCGCCGTAATAATGGGCGATCTGCATCAGCTTTGCCGCTCTCTTTGCATTCATGTATCAGTTCCTCCTAATCAATCTTGAGTTTCCCGTAATAGCGAATATCCATCCGGCTGACGTCCTCCGCCCGCAGACGCAGCTTTTCAAAGGCGTAATCGTCGTCTACCTCTGCCCGCATTTTCGCAAGCTCGTCCGAGTTCTCCTGAAACGCCTCGAAAAACTTCTGCAGGCGCTCCGGACCGAAGCCGTAAGCATCGTGCAGGCTGACCGCCATCAGCCAGAGATACCGCTGCATGCTCTGCTCGACGTTCAGAAGTGCCGCCTCATCCATCGCCAACTGTAAGCGATCCCGCCGCGCCCTGAGCACATCGGCATAGTTCATGCCCCGCGGCTTTCCCTTGCCCTTCTTCTTCACGCCAGCTTGTCACCTCTCTGTACTGACATTCTCCCGACCATTTTCGCGACCTCACGAAAATGATCTAACTGCTTGTCCGTAAAACGCATCAATACCCCTCCCTCGCAAACTTATTCTGCACGGCATGATTGCTCTTGCCGAGAGCCGCGCCGATCTCCTTGAACAGATAGCCGCGCTTGCGCATAGCAACCGCCTTCTGATATTCCTCGTACGTCCAGTGAACCAACTTGTGCGGCTTCTTCTTCCGGCAGCCCAGTTCCTCCAACACGTTTGCGATCGTCTCATACGCCCGTCCGGTCTCCCTTGAGATAGCGCGAATGGGCATGCCGCTGTGATACATTTTCGCAAGCCGCTGTTTTTCCTCATCCGTCACGCGCGGCTGCCGGCGGCCATCCTGCTTGATTTCCTCCGGCACATAAATGCCTGTCGGCACCTCGCTGCACAACCCGCGCGCATCGTCCTGCGGTGTAAATACGCATTCGCGCGTGTAATAGGTGCAGTGGTCGAACAGACTGTAATGCTCGGTCTCCTGTATCTCAAACCGGCCTTTCGGGTGTCTCCAGATAACCCGCGTCTTTTCTTTTTCTCGCATATTGTTCCTCCTGCCGCGCCTTAAAAATGGCGCTTTCTACTTCTTTCTTTCGCTCCCATACATCCGGCAGCTCGGTAAAGGGAGCGCAGATCGGGTAAGCCTTGCCCTCGTCACCCATCGTGCCGACAAGGTGATACTCGGTTTCGCCGAACAGAGTGCGCTGTACCTCAACGCGCACCCTGTCTATCCGCACCCGCGGCAGCTCGGTCAGCTGGCTGTACGGCTTGATTTCCAGCCCGCTGAATCTAACCATCGTGACCGACCCCGCCGTTCTTCGCGGCCTGCCGCGCTTTCCAGCGCTCGAGCAGCAGCTTGTCAAACTGCCGTTTGCGCTTTGCCTCGGCCTTTTTCTGCATATAGAGCTCCTCCATCGCCAAATCCGTGGCAATGCGCCGAACCATCCGCCGCTGCTCCTTGGTTTCTTTCCAGTTCGGGTGCTTCATCGGATCTGCCTCATAAAGTCCGCACGCCAAACCGCACGGTCGAGCGATTCGCGGGCAGCACGGCGGGCCTCAGCCTCCTGCCGCTGGCGGCGGCGCTTGCGATAGATCATGCTTGCCCGGCAGTACGCCAGGCACAGCGCCATCATCGCCGCGCAAATGACCGCATCGCCGCGCGGGCAGAAGCCCGCGATACAGCCGTAAACCACACCGGCCAGCACCGCGCCGCACGCGGCCATTGCCATCTTACAGGTTTTCATTTCTCTTTCTCCTCTCGTTTTTGAGATATAACTCCCACGCCGTTTTCTGCAGGCGCTCAATGCGCCGCTGCATTTCCTCCGGCGGAACGTCACGGTAGCAGTCGTCGTCTATGCATACCGTACCGTTAGGATAATGATATTCAGCCACGATTGCCACCGTAACCACCCCTTTCTAAAGCCTATGCTCAGACCGGCTTGTTGCCGTCCGCGCCGCTTCTGCCTCTAAATCGAACTTTTGTGCTTTCTCAAGCTCAATGCGGGCAGCGATCCGCAGGCTCTCCGGCGCTTCCGGGTCAGCCATGATCTGCTCTGCCGTCATGGCGAGATATTCATTGTAAGGTTTCATACAGGTTTCACCTCGATCTTTTCCGCAATATCAATAAATCCCTCTGCAACGTCTAGCGCCTCCTGCCTGCCGTCGCAGAAAAACTGCCGCCATCGGTTCTCACCGACCAGGCGATTCTCCAAAACCCAAACTTCGTACTTCATGGTGTGCTCCTTGTGTTTCCGTTCCCTTTCCGCTACAATAAGAGCAGAAAGGAATGATTTTTATGCCTAAAAATGTGTCTATTGTAGCTGAAACGCTTCTCTTCAATCTTTACCATACTTTCCGTCAACGCATAAAAAATGGTGAAAGCCGGATAGAAGCAATAAGATTCAGCAAACCGCTGGATGAATCCCTTTTCCCCGACCTGCTGTTACTTGAGCTTGAGGACGGTATTGAAATTGCACGTTCGCAAGGTTGGATTGAAGAACTTACAATGGAATACGAACTCACTGTCGCCGGCATTGAATATGCTCAAAGATACGAACAGAAAGAACATCTGATTGATGCAGCTGAAGCAGCAATCCGTCAAGCAAATGCAGCCGAAAAAACCGCAGTGCTTGCCCAGCAAGAAGCGGATCAGGCAAAAACAGATGCGTTCAGATCAAATCTTTTCGCCATTGCATCTCTTGTCATTTCAGTGATTTCCCTTATTCTCCAATATCATCAATATCATTTTCTTCGATAAATCATGCTCGCAATTTGAAAACCAATGGCAATACCCAACGTCAGTGCCTGGATCATCATAAGCAAAGCCTCTGTTTTATCCATGGTGTCACCCCTTCCCTTCCGCCTGCTCGGCGTCCTTAGCAGGGCGCGAGCCTTTCACTGTACGATAAAATGTCCGCTGTACCACATGGATTTCATATTGTGTCTTTTCAGGGTACTTTGCACGCACTTTCAGTTCATCTTTCAAAAAACCGTCCAGTGCTTCGGCAAGTGTACCGGCCTGCCCAGCTTTCCCCTTAATGGTAATCTTTACTTTCATACATTCCTCGTTGTCTCTTTCCGCCTTCTCTGCTATACTGAAAAGCAGAAAGGAGGTGATTTCATGTCTGATAAAGAAATTGCCCTTCAGCTTACGCTCAAGCTGTTGGAAACCGGTCATTTCAGATCCGGAGATATCCAGTCTAATGCTGAGTTTGGTTCAGCCATTGCTGATATCTACAATTCGATTCTGCAGACTATTCATTGCGAATAATTTCAGAATTTCCAAACAGGTTGCAATCTTAGCCGTGGTATAGGTCGATTGCGCCGGAACGCTCTCCTTGCTCAGCTTCTCCACACAGTCGGCAAGGAGAGTTGTTGTTTTCAGCATAATTTCTTCGGCGTTCTTTTCTAACAGTTCTTCCATCTTCTCACACCTTTCAGTAATGTTTTTATTGACTACGGTTGAGGAATATGTAACAATAGAATTGTATCCTTGCACGTCTCAAGAGGTGGAGCCCTAAAGAATATGGCGAAATTCTATGAAAGGAGATCGCGCATGGATTACAAAATCTATGACAGGCTGCAGGCTGAGCTCGGCTGTATCGGTGATGAATTTTCTCGAAACTGTTCCGCAATTCTTGAAAAGTCGGCCGCAGACGAGCAGAGCAAGCAGCTTGTCGAGGAAATCTGTGCTGCTAACACCAGTGCGCTGAACGAACTCGCAAAGTCTATTTCAGATGCACTCATTGCAGCAGCAAACTAATTTCCCGCAACCCCCGTCAGCTACTGCTGGCGGGGTTTGTCGTATCATCCCCGAAGTAGCCGAACGGCAAGCCAAGCACGTGGCAGATCATAATGTATTCATCAATCGTCATTCGCTGACTACCATGCATCAGGTGATGCATTTTTACTTTCGTCCAGCCGCATTTTTCTGCGACAAATTTCTGCTGGATTCCATGGCTGATCAGATACTCATAAATTCTTTCGTATATATTCATACCATTCACCTCCCTGTTAGTTCTTGCTTAACTGTACTTACAGTATAATTAGTTCTCCGCTAACTGTCAAGACCTTTTTTGTAAAATAGTTAGTTTATTCTTAATCATTTCCTTTACACCTGTTCGTGGTTATGATATAATTAACTCAAAAGAGAAAGGAGGTGAAACCAATGGAAATACGAGAAACTGTACAGCGCAACGTTGCACGCTATATAAAAGGGTCAGATTATACGCAGGCTGAAATCGCCCGAATGCTCGGCGTATCAAAGCCAACGGTTACAAACTGGATCAAAGGAGTAAACACACCGAACATCGAACTCCTGAATCAATTATGTAGAATTTTGAACATCTCATTTTCTGAAATGTTCGAGGAAAGCCCGAATGCGTACACGCAGGCGCCACCAGACGAGCAGCAGCTTGTTACCGACTACCGCTCATTCAACGATGAGGGAAAAGAAAAGGTCCGCGAGTACGTCGCAGACCTGAAAGGAAACCCCCGATATAAAAAACGTGATGAGCCTGCAGTGGATAAACAGGCATAAAGAAAAGCCGCTGTCAGAACGCACCTGACAACGGCTCGAAAGGAACCCCACCCCCGAACGGATGAAATCCCCCAGCACTATTTTAACATAGTTTGGGGGATTTTATCAATATGCAACAGGAAAAATATGATATTCAAAAAGAATTTGAAAATGCCGGTCTGTTTCTGGATGAAGTAGAGTTTGATAATATCGAACGCCTCCAGTACGCCAACAGCCTCAGCAAAGAGGACTGGGCGCGCTCCTATATCCGCCGCAAGCGTCCGGAAGGTCTCACGTTGGAGATTGCCCGTGATGAGATTGTGCGCCGTAAGCATAAAGCGGATGCACTCGCCGAAGAACTGCGTATCAAGCACCGCAAAGTAAACTTTGCCGCCTTTGCAGGCGCAACCGTCATTACCGCAATCAACTGCCTGTCCAGCCGTCCGATTCAGAACGCCTGGGACGCACTGTTCGCTTATGCAGTCATGCTTGCAGGCGGTTTTCTTGGCCTGTTCTGTTCGCTCATTATCAGCGGAATCTGGGAAGCGCTCGTTGCACGATCCTCAAACAAGCTGCTGTCCGGCCGCCTCGGAACCATTCTCAGCTATGCTGTTGTTCCGTTTGTGGCTGCTGTCCTCTGCTTCCTGCTCAATCATATCGGCTCTGGTAACTAAGGAGGCAACTATGAGTCCATTTATGAAAGAAACCCTCACCGGCCTGCTCTGTATCGCCTTGCTTGTAGTCTGGGTGATTATCCATGTCACCCATGACCTGAATAACTGGAATAATAAATGGAAGTGATAAAATGTCCACCGAGTATGCCATCTATTTACGCAAATCCCGTGCCGATCTCGAAGCCGAGGCGCACGGCGAAGGCGATACCCTCGCCCGGCACGAGCATATCCTCATGGAGCTCGCCAAGTCCCGCGCCCTGCCGATCGGCGCAATTTACCGTGAGATCGTCTCCGGTGAGCGTATCGCGAACCGCCCTGTCATGCAGCAGCTGCTCGCCGAGGTGGAGGATGGCCGCTGGAAGGGCGTGCTCGTCACGGAAACCTCGCGTCTTGCCCGCGGCGACACGATCGATCAAGGCATCGTCGCCCAAGCGTTTAAGTTTTCGGGCACGCTAATCGTCACACCGTCCAAAACCTACGACCCCACGCAGGAGGCAGACGAGGAATGGATGGAGTTCGGCCTGTTCATGTCACGGCAGGAGTACCGCATGATTCGCCGCCGTCAGCTGGCCGGAACGAGAGCCTCCAAGAAAGAAGGCCACTACGTTCCCGGACGTCCGCCTTACGGCTATGAACGCTACAAACTGGACGGCCGCGGCTGGTCCCTTCGACCGGTTGAGCCGCAGGCCGGTGTAATCCGCACCATCTACGATATGTACCTTTCCGGCAAAGGCTTTTCCGAAATCGCAAACGAACTGAACGCTATGAAGATCCGCACACCGCTCGATAAAAAATGGGTGCCCGCGACTACCCGTGCCATCCTGCAGAACCCGCACTATGCCGGTTTTATCCCCAGTGCCATGAAGGTCAACACAAAAATCGTGCAAAAAGGCAAATTGATAACCAAGCGACCGGTCAATAAAAACTGTGAGCTGTACGAAGGAATACACGAAGCGATCATCCCGCGGGACGTCTGGTACAGCGTCCAACAGCGCATGAAAGACACCGTTACGCCGCGTGTACCGCGCAAATACCAGCAGATGAATCCGCTGGCCGGACTGGTCTACTGCGACCAATGCGGTAAACTGATGTCTCGCCATCCATACCGCCGTGAAGATAAAGTCCGGTTTGGCTGTGAAAATCCGTCCTGCTCTACCGTCTCCAGTCTGTTTGAAGATGTGGAAAGCCTTGTCCTGCAGTCTCTCCGCGAATTCCTTCACAAGATCGAACTCAGCTCTCCTACCCTTCTGGACACGAAAAGCGAAGAAATCGCACTGCAGAATATCGAGAAGCAGCTTACCGATATAAACCACCGTCTGCAGCGTACCTATGAACTGCTCGAAGATGGTGTTTACAGTAAGGAAACCTTCCTGCAGCGTCAATCCGCAATCAGCCAG